TTGTGCCTGTTCTGATGGTGCAAGACTTTGTTTAATATCTTTTAAAGTCCAATGAGGATTTTTCTTTAATTTTTTAACAACCCATCTATACGACCAAGGCTGTAACTTTAATGTACCACCACTCCAATAATAACTACTAGTCTCAATTAGCTTTTCAAGATTACTACGATTAACTTTAGTATGGTCTTCCTTTTTAATTACTTCTTTAATCCACTCAACCATAATAGCCCGTGCTTTATTACGTATCTTTTTCATTTGTTTGGTGTTCATTCTATATTATAAAAACTATATTTAGTAGTTAACTCTTCTCCCCCTTTAATATCTTCCAAAGCAATTAAATCATAACGAGTATAATCATGTTTAATTTTAACATCGTTTGCATTTGTAATAAAGTATCTACTTTTAGTGCAGTTAGGTGTATCTGAATGATTTATAAATCCACCTAGAGGGGTACGAATTAACATGCCATTCATTTTCATATGACTTACTCCAAAGTTAGTTCCTTTCTTTACAAAAAAATTTGTAAACAAACCTAATCCTTCAATAGCACTTATACTAATTGTTAATCCATCAGGTAATGGTTTATACATTTTGAATTAGCTTTTTAATATCATCTTCTAGTTTCTTAGCTACAGAATTACAATGATTAATTACTGCAGCACATAGGTTCCCATGATACTTATACCCCTTCAATGCCTCTCTTATTTTTCCTACAGGCTTTCCCCCATAATCAATTACAATGGAATTCTCCTTGTTCAATCCAATCTTCAATTCAAACAATAAACCTGTGTGCTTTGCCACATCATTTTTTTCCATCACTTACTCCAGATGTCTCATTCTTAACAAAGTCAGCACTCAGTTTAGGATCTAGCTGATTTAATGTTGCAAGCATATTCATTAACTTAACAACTTCAGCATAAGGTCTTGACATTAAATATTTCATAACCTCTGTTAGTTGTACAGAACTTATTAAAAAAGTTCTAGGGTTTGGTTGTTGTTGTGTTGGTTTTTCCTTTGCGTTAGTAGCCATATATTTCCCTCCTGTTATTCTTGACCTCTAAATTGATAATACTTATCCTCTATTAAATCTCCATCTAATAAATAAGGATTACTATCTTCTTGTTTGTTAAAGATTTCTTCTAAATCTCTAACAGTTTGATTAAGGGTTCTACCTTGTTGAAGACAACCACAAACTAGGTCGTCTACTTCAATCAATGCTTGTTTTACTCTTCCCATTATGTTACCTCCTTAATGAGTCTATTTAAATACCACTGTGCTTTCTCCAAATCTTCTAATGGTTCCCCTTTAAACTTATATCTTGCTACATACTTTAGCACATTACCTTTAAGATATCCATGATACTCATCCTCTGTCATGCAATCTCTTATAACATCTATAGTTTCCTTTTTACCATACTTATAATGGGCAGGAGAATGAACACTATCGTTTACCATACTCCCTCCTAACTGAATTATATTCAATAGTTTCTATATCATACTCACCATTACGAACATTACGTTTAACTATTAAACCACTCCACCACATACGTTGAGTATTTCTAGCATAACTTTCTTTATGATGCAGATAACATCCAGCAGATAACCCTATAACTTTTCTACCTGAAGGAATTGTGCACATTGAGTAATCAAACAGATGGCAATGTCCTACAGTTGAAGATACTTTATTCTTTAATAGGAGAGAACGTGCAATATTGTCACCACTAATAGGCTTACCCATAATACCAGTAGGATAATTGTGACAATAATGTACACCATTGATAGAGATAGGTTCCTGATATGGAATAACTTCCCAACCATATTCTTTAAAGTTAAGGTCTTTTGTACTAATTGTCCCATCAAGTTCTGGAGTTTCATCTACTATCCTATCTATTCTATCTTCATGATTACCAAGTAACATGACTTTTCTTGGTCGTCTACCATTGAGACCTTTGTTAAATTTTTCCAATGCGTCATGAGCATGGTCTATATCTTTTTTATATCTTCTACCTTCAAATGATTTCTTACCTTTATCATAACTTGATAGAGAATCCATACTTGCAAAGTCACCCATGCATACTATGGTAGTTGGTTTTAGATCTCGTGCCATTTTACCTGCCCACAAAAATCTATCATTGTTTGCTTTGGGGTTACAATGAGGATCCCCTATTACTAAATGTGTTGCCATTAGTTTAACTCCTTATCCCTTTTGTTTTTTAAGTATTCAATAAAATCAATAACATTATCTTCATTACCAAATTCAGCTACAGAATTTATTGTCATACCTTTGTTATGTTTACGATCATCTGAAAATCCTCTTAAACCATACAAGAAAGTTGTATGAGGATCTGATGTTGCCATTTTAATCATCCCTCTTGCAATAGTACTACAAAGTTCATATTGCTCGGTTGACATTTTAGCTTTACTATCCATTACTATTCCACAGGTAAAGCCCTTGTCCCATGGGGAGATTAAAACTTTTATTGAGTTTAACACATCAAACTTTTTATCTTTTTCGCTCATCTAAATATTCCACCTTAATTGGATCTGTTATAAATCCTACATTATTTAATTTCATAAAATGCTTTGCATCTATAATAGCTAATGGCTTTCTCCTATTCATTTTAATAAATACTACTGGATGATCATCACCATGCCCATCAGCTTGATCATATGCATTATAAATTTTAGTCCATCCCTCTGCATTTTTACATTCAATATCATAAGGAAATAATTTCTTTGCTTGTTTAGAGAGTTTAACATCTGCACCTCTCTCACCCATTATAGCTACCTTAACATCATCATCGGTAAGAGTAAGGAACAGACCCCTCAAACTGTCCCTTACCCAATCCTGTAGTCTACGACCCTTAGCTTTTCGACTTCGTATAGTTGTCATCTTTCCTCGGATTGTTTACTTCAGTATACCAAACCCATTTAGGGTTCTTTCCTTGCGATTGTTGCTGTGGCAACAGTTGCAATTTACTTCCCCAACAAGGAAGTTTGTATGGGCAGAATGAACACACTGTGCCCAAAATTTTATTACCTGTTTTTTTAGTCCTATAAGTTTCCTCAATTTCATCATAACATTTTTTAAAGGGTTCTTTTTTTTCAAGACTATGTATATTATTTTTAGCAGTTTGAATTGCATTTACTTTATATTCTCCGTCTAGTAATGGAGTTTCGCAGACCACCCATTCACCAGTAGATTTATTAATTACAATCCATCCACCAAAAGGAAGTTTCTCACTCTCACTGTATAAATATCCTTGAGATATATATCCAAAAGCATCATCCTTAACTACTGCCTCAAAGCCACCTGCTTCTCCAAACTTATTTTTAAAGGAATAAGGTGATGCACTTTTAATATCCCAAATCTTTTTATTAATTTTAACATCATACCTTCCTTCAATGGCTGACCCATTAAACTTATACTTAACATTTTTTTGTTCATCTTCTATTTTTACTCCTGCTGATTTTAAAACAAATATAGATAAAGCTTCAATTAAATCTCCAAATGTATTTCTCATTTTAACATTGTAAGGTTGACCTTCACCTTTTATATTTTGTGCTTCCATTTGTAATTGGCACAAAGGTCTCCCTACATTAGACATTCGTGGTTGAAAATTAGACCTACGTTCTTCTGTAAACTGTTTGCGTAAGGCACTTTTACATGCCTCACCAAACTCTTCAACCAGTTTATCAGAAATATCTACAGGTTCTTTAGTAGCCTTATTTAGATATAACTGAACTTTAAGCAATATATCATTCATTACTTTGATAATACTTCAACTGGATCTTCTATTTGTTTCACTACTTTTGCTGACTCTGCATCAAAAGATGTAGGCTGACTTTTCTTTACAGCTTTATAAAGTTCAACAATTTCATCGTTCTCCTTGTCAATAATATCTTGAAACCCAGCTAAAGTTTCAATTTCTTCTTTAGACATTTCCAAATTAGCATCAGCATTAACAGAAATTTCTGGTGTATAATATACATTACCACCTTTTTTCTGTCTTTTAGATTCCAGAGACAATGCACAAGTAAATGGATGTTTCTTACGTTTTTTCATTTGATCTAACGCAGAACCTACAGGTGCAAAAGCTGTTCCCGTTACTCTCCATAATACAGGCATATCAGTAATAGTATGATCTTCACCATTTGCTTTTTTACCTTTAAAAGATAATAGACCATATAATAATCTATAACATCTTATAGTTCTTTGCTCTGCTAATTGTTCAGGTGTAAGTGATGATCTTTCCTTAAAAGGAATCTTACCACATTTTGTACCACCTAGTATATCAATCGCCTCTTCTTTCCAGTTCTTGAAAATAATAGAACGATTTACATACTCACTTTTTTCAGGATCATAATGCATATACTGCATTGCACTGATAAAAGGTCTAAAGGTAACTGGTTTACCAAAAACATTTTGACCTACACTTGAATCATAAGTGAAAAAATGTCCTACTGGTAATTGATTACCATCGTCATCTTCAGGTGAACGATTAATCCCTAGTCGTGGTATATTTATACCATTACCAGATCCATCATCCTGTCCAGTGATTTGCATAATTTGCTCATTGGACATACTTTTTATATTTGCTATTTCATTTTTCATAATAGCCCTCCTTATTGTTAGTTATCCTTATATCATACTTTGGGGGATTTGTCAAGTGTTATTTTCCATAAAAACATGCACCTAACATTATAAAATATAATGATAACCATAATATAC